ACTAGGCAATGTCCAATCCATAATCAACGGACTCAACACTCAGACAGTACTGTCAAATGCAGGGACGGGTTCATTAACAACTGATTCTCTTAAAGCTTTAAGCTCTGCTGTTAGTGGATTAACTGAAAAACAAGCATTGCTTGTCCTATCTACTAAAAATTTAACTACAGAACAAACTAATCAAGTTTTAATTGAAGCAGGTATTGTTGCTTCTAATGAAAAAATAAGTGCTAGTTTAGTACAAAGATCTTTGGCTGGAGCATCCATCTCTGCGGAGCAACAACTATCAATTTTAACTACTCTTGGATTAGTTGATGCTAATACAGGACTGATAGTTTCTACGGCTGCTTGTACAAAAGAAGAATTACTAAGAGCGTTGGCAACACAAGGTATTACTGGCACAAACGCAGAAGCGATTACGTCAACACTTGGATTGGCAACGGCTAACGGAACAGCAACCGCATCATTTGGGTTATTAGCAACATCAATCAAATCCATGCTTCTGACTAACCCCATTGGTTGGATTATATTAATTGGAACAGCTATTTATGGAACGGTAAAAGCTGTTGACTACTTTTCTGATTCAGTTGAAGAGGTAAAAGAACGCGTGGACGATTTAATGTCGTCTTATGGTTCCGCTATTGACGCAGCCAATACAAATGCTCAAAAAACAGAAGGGTTAATTTCAGATTATGAATCTTTATCCAAAGGTGTAAATAATCTTGGAGAAAATATTTCATTGACTGCCGAAGAGTATGATAAATATCACGGCATAGTCAACGAAATAGCAAACATGTTTCCAGACTTAATTTCTGGATATGATAATGAAGGTAATGCAATTCTATCATTAAAGGAGAATGTAGAGCAATTAAGAGATGCTTATAAAGATGCTAAGAATGAGGCATATAATCTATTAATAGCTTCGGGGCAAAGTTCTGATGGTAATGACATAATTACCGATTATCAGAGCAAAAACAGAGATGAAACATGGCTGGAAAAGTCTTCCTCGTTTTTTGGAAACACATCTACGACTGATGCAATAGATTCACTCCAAAAGCTTTTAAATGCAACTACTGGATCAGTAGATGATTTCAAAAATCTATATAACCAACTGTATGAAATTTACGGAGATGATTTTGGGAAAATCGGTGATGCCATTGATACAAGTGATTGGGCTAGTTGGACTGAAAAAGATATACAGGCTATGGCAACGACAATCAAGTCCAACATTCAAACCCTACAAGCAGATGTCAATGCCTCTTTGTCTAATGTAAAGACTTTAGCGAACGCATATTTAATGACAAACTCTGATTATGAAAAATTAGATGAACAGTCAAAAAATGCGGCTTCAGTTATTGTAAACAGTATTAATGAAGGCATTGCAAACGGGTTTGCGTCAAAAGAAGACGTAGGTACTTATGTTCAAAGTATAATAAACGCAATTAAAGATAATCCAGAAGCTAAAAGCGCAATGATTGGTTTGTTTACTTTAGACTATTCAAGTATGCCAATAGATAAAGCCAACGAAGCAATAAATCAATACATAAATTACATTGCTCAAATTTTGGGTGAAAATCCCGTTGAATTAAAAATTCGCCTTGGATTTGATTCTATGGACAGCCTAGAGAGTCAACTCAATCAGGCATTAACTGATGCAAACGATAAATTTGGAACGAATGAAAAAGGTTTTTTTGATAAAAATTCCATAAACACGCAAGAAGAAATCACTAAGTGGAATGATATTGCAAAAAGTGCCACATCTGCCGCGGAAGCTGAGAAGCTGTATTTGGATCAGGCAAAAAACAGCAAGGGCGGAATTGATTTTGCATCAGAATTTTCAAATCTTCCAATTGATAAAATTGAAGAATACGTGTCAATGCTTGACTCTGGAGCAATCACAGAAAAAAATATATCAGCCTTTTCTGAACTAAATGACATTATGTCGAAAACTGGAATAAGCGCCGAAGATGCCGCTAAGGCTCTTAAAGATTATGCTGATGATTATACTATTTCCACGGATTTGATCTCAGGTATCCAAGATGCTTATGATTTACTTCAAGATGTTGAAAAGCAGTCCAAGAAGACTGGTATAATTGGACTCTCGTCTCTTGAGTCAATTGTAAAAAAGTATCCTCAATTGAGAACTGCCATTAATGAATATACGCAAGGATTAATTGGTTCAGAGGAAGTTTTAGCTCAATTAAAAACAGCCTATGATAATGATGCTGTTGCGTTCAGATCTGGAATGGCTTACAAGTTATCAGGCAATGAAGATTTTTTCAGTAGAATCGTTAAAAATAATCAATCGTTATTTACTGATTTGGGCAAGGCGTATGGGCTTGATGTTGATAACTGGAAGACAATGGCACAAGCCAAGGCTGAGATTGACCAAAAATTAATTAAGAGTTTGTCCTCAGCGTGGTCGAAGTACTACAATATAGTATTTGATTCTGCGTCAGGAATGGCTAGTTTTGCAGGTCAAGATATCGGAAATGGAAGCTCTCACGGTTCAACCATGTCGGTGGAACAACAAAAAGCATGGTCAGAAGCCAATAAACAGGCTAACGAATACAATAAAATCATCAAAGGGCTTACTGAGGCAGGCATCATCACTGTTCAGATGCCTGATTTTGGCGGAATTGGTTCTGCTGGCAAACCTGGTGGCAGTGACAAAGATAAATCCAAGAAAGATTATTCCGAAATTTTTGATTGGGTTGCTACAGCAATAGATCGTGCCGATGAAAAGGTAGAGTCAATACAAGATAAAATCACTAACACATCAAACTGGAAACCAAAGAATGCCCTGACAGATACGGCCATTGACGAAATGTCTGGCAAATTAGCTGCCTTACAGTTACAGGAAGAAGCTTATCAAAAGATGGCGAACTCCTATGATCTTTCTCCTACCTACATAGATAAGATAAAAAACGGAACAATGGAAATTGAAACCATTACTGATGAAGCAATCGGGAACAACATAAAAAGTTATCAAGAATGGTATAACAAGGCTGAAGATGTTCGTAAGAAAATTGATGAAACAAAGAAGTCTATGCAGGAATTGGCTAAATCCAGATTGGATAACATAATTAATGACTTCGAAAGTTTGGTATCTCTGTCTGAAAAGTATTCTTCCTTTAGTAAGAGTCTTCTTGATTTACAGAAAAATCTTGGACAAGAAATATCTAATGCAGATTACGAGAATTTAATCAGTCAGCAAAAAGGTATTTATAGTCAGCTTGAAAACGAATATAATTCATTAAGTAAAGAACTTTCAAAGGCTGTTAGTTCTGGAGCAATTAAAACGGGTACAGACGAATGGCGTAAATATCGTGAAGAACTGATTAGCATTAATTCAGAAATGAATGACACAGTTTCATCAATGAACGATTTCCGTCAGGCTATGATTGATTTATCCTTTGACGGTATTAAAGATTTTGCCAGCACAGTTGACAGAATTAATAACAGCGTAAGCACTATGATTGATGTCATGGGCTCTGACGGATTAATGCAAGACAGCATGATTACGTCCAAAGGTTTGGCCCAAATTGCTTTATATGGTCAGCAATATGCCAACGCTAAACAACAAGCGGCTGAATACGCAAACGCCATTGACGCTGTTAACGAGATGTATGAAAACGGCTCACTTACGCAGTCTGAATATAATGATAAGCTAAACGAATATACGAGCGCACAATTAGCTGCCGTAAAAGCCACCAAAGAAGCTGAGTCTGCTATTTTACAGTTCAGATACGATGCAATACAAGCGCAGATTGATGATATGAATAAGCTTGTTGATGCTAAGAAAAAAGCATTGCAAGGAGAAAAAGATTACCAAGACTATCTTGACAGCATAAATGGCAAACAAAGTGACATCAATAATTTGCAAGCAAAGATAAATGAATTGTCGAACTCAACTAACAGACAAGATATCGCTCAAAGACTGCAATTAGAAAAGCAACTTTCAGATGCAAAAAAGGAATTAGCCGATACACAGGCTGACTATACATATGACCAGCAACTTAATGCGTTAGATAAAGAGGCGGAAAATTATGCGAATGCCAAAACTACCGAATTAGATGAATTGAAATCTAGTTACGACAAACAACAAAAGGTAATATCTGATTATCTTTCTGATGTTAAAAACAAGTACAATACTGTTTACAAGACTTTAACGGAGTATGGTGCGAATTACAATATTGCAACCACAGCCATCGTCACAATGCAGGAAGTGGTGGAACATCTGTATAATCGCCCCTATCAGGGCAAAATTGTTATTGATGATACATTAAAATCAGCAATTGATGCATATTATGAGCAATACGGTGTAAAGTCATAGGTGTTATACCGGTGCACTGATGTGCATATGCATTTGAACGTAGATGTATTTGTGCTCACAAGCAGTGAGTGCAATAAGC